AAACCATGACGACGTGGCCAACACCGCCAGATTGTTGACCGTCCGCGTCACCCGCGCCCGCAGCGCCGGGCTGGCATCGACCATGCGTTCCGCTTCACCGAAGACGATGCGCGCCTGATCCCGCGTGGTGGCAGCGGCATAGACATGCGCGCCGGGTTCGCCGTCGGCGATCAGCGCATACAGCGCCGTGCCGGCCAACATCACCGACTTGCCGTTCTTGCGCGCCACCTCGACATAGGCGGTACGAAAGCGGCGCAGCCCGTCCGTCCGCTTCCAGCCGAACAGCGATCCGATGACGAAGGCTTGCCACGGCTGCAACTTGAACGGTTCGCCCGCCCATGCACCGGTAGAATGACGCAGATGGCCGAAGAACGCGATGGCGTGCCGCGCCGCCTCGGCATCCCACCGCAAGCCCCGCGCCTTGCCCTTTGCCAGATCGTCGAGATGGCGCTGGCAGGCATGCTTGGCCAACTGGCCAGCGCCCACCTTGCCGGTCACCACGTCGCGCGCGTAAGCCTCAACCGGACAGGTCGGGGTCTTACGCGCCTTTGCCACGTTTCAGGAACTCCTCGAACGGATCGACGGTCTCGGCCGGTTCCGCCATGCGGATGCGCGAACGCGAGGACGGCGTCAGACCAAATTCGCTTTCCAACTGCGCCATCTGCAGCAGGCATTTGTTCGCCACCGCCAGGAACGGGTTCTGGATGATGTTACCGCCCTCGGTCTTCACCACCGGCCCACGCCGCTTGATCTCGGCCTCGGCATCAACCCAGCGGCACCACACCACGACGTAGCGGGCCAGCGCACCGGCATCGAGTTCGGTCATCACCCCGTGCCGGGCGAGCATCTCCGCCGTGACGACAAACTTCGCTCGCGCCCGCTCATCGAGATGGCTCGGCGGCTCCGGCACAGCGACCGTTGGCTTCGGCTCTTCCTTGTTCAGCCGATGCGGTCGGGCGGTGCCTTTGACCAGCTTGAGGTGGGTGGGCAGCGGCTTGCGCCCCGCCATGTTCGATACTCCCAGGACGCCGGCGGCGGCCCGGCAGAATGATTAAAATACAAGCGAATACCTGTGCTTAATCGCTTGGCTCGGTTCCAGATCAGCGCCTTCATGGCGGCACGAACACGAATGGAGCCGACGATGCACAAGCCCACCGACAACCGCCAAGCCCTCCACGCCTTCGTCGCCAAGAAGGGGGAGATCGACGGCATGCTGGAGCGCCTGCAGGCACTCAGCGACGAACTTTTCAACGGCACTCCGGACGAGATCAACTGGGGCCATGTCGGCACCCTGGGCCACTACGCCGAGCTGCTGAAGCGCATTACCGACGCCGCCTTCAAGGAAGGCGAGCACGCCGAATAGGCACCCCGCTTCCCCGCGGCCCCGACCGGGACGCCCGGCGGGGCTCCGGGTGGTAGAAGCGCCACCGATCCTCGGGGCGCATCCACGCGGGAGACACCCGATGTCCAAACTTTCCGACACTCAACTCGTGATCCTGACCGCCGCCTGCCAGCGCCCGGACCGTCTCGTCCTGCCCCTGCCGGCTCGTCTCAAGGGTGGCGCCGCCGACAAGGTCGTCGCCAACCTCACCGCCAAGGGGCTGGTCGTAGAGGTCGACGCGCGCCGGGGTGAGCCGATGTGGCGCGAGACCGGCGACGGGCATGGCGTGACCCTGGTCGCCACCGAGGCGGCCTTGGCCGTCCTTGGCATCGAGCCTGAAATCGAAGCCACCGTGGCCCCCACGATCGCCCACGATGGCGCCGCCGCCATTGCCGCGTGCACTGTCGCAGAGGCCCCGAAACCCGCCCCTGCGCGCAAGACCCGCCCCGACAGCAAGCAGGCGCAACTGGTCGACATGCTGAAGCGCCCGCAGGGGGCCAGTGTCGAAGAACTCGCCGCACAGTTCGGCTGGCAGCCGCACACGGTCCGGGGCGCAATCGCCGGGGCGCTCAAGAAGAAGCTCGGACTGACCGTGCTGTCAGAGAAGGTCGAAGGGCGAGGCCGGGTCTACCGGATCGGCCTGCCGGCCCTCACCGCCCAGGGGTGAACACAGTCGCGGGTAAGGACCAGTCACCTTACTCCCCCTGCCTCGGCAGGGGTTCCTTTTTGGTCCCAAATGGACCATATTAGACCCTCCACGCTGGAGTCACCCATGGCCATCAACGTCAAGCTGTCGGAAGCGCTGGTCGAACAGGCCAAGAATTACGGCCGCGTCCAGCACCGATCCGTTCCAAAGCAGATCGAGTATTGGTCCCAGATCGGGAAGATCGCCGAGGAAAACCCGGACCTGCCGTTCGCAATGATCCGGGACATCCTGGTCGCGCAACAGGAAACGGCAACCGAAGAATACCAGTTCGGCTGATGCGGCTCCTTGTCTCCCCAACATTCTCGCGTGCAGCGAAGAAGCTCCGCGCCAGCCAGAAGGCTGAACTTGATGACGCGGTGCGAGCCGTAGCTCAAGACCCGGACATCGGAGACGCCAAGGTCGGCGACCTCGCGGGCGTGCGGGTGTTGAAGTTCCGACTGAGCAACCAACTCTGGCTGCTTGCCTACACCCAGGTCGACGACGACACGATCAAGCTGTTGGCCTTGGGATCGCACGAGAATTTCTATCGCGACCTGAAAAGGTCCTGACCCAGGCCATTTCAGGGTTCGGCATCGGCCGGGCGCATGCGCACGGCCCGCAGTTCATCAAAGGCCCGGCCATCACCCTCCAGCACGCCTCCCTTGCCGGTGAAGGCCTGCCACCGGCGAACGATGACATCGCAATACGCCGGGTCTAGCTCCATGGCGAGGCACCGCCGTCCCACCGTCTCCGCGGCGATCAAGGTGGTGCCGCTGCCACAGAACGGCTCGTAGATCAGGTCGGCGCGCTCGCTGTTGTTGACGATCGGCCGGCGCATCGCTTCCACCGGCTTCTGGGTGCCGTGCGGCGTCGCGGCATCCTCAGCCCCTGCTGGCGCGATCGACCACAGCGTCGACTGGTCCCGCGCCCCCTGCCAGTGGCTGTGCGCGCCTTTGCGGACGGCGTACCAGCACGGCTCGTGCTGGTAATGGTAGTCGCCGCGGCTCAGCACGAACCGCGACTTGGCCCAGATGATCTGCGAGCGGATTGCGAAGCCCGCCGCCTCGAGACTCTCGATCACCGTGCCGGCATGCGTGCCGGCGTGCCAGACATAGGCCACATCGCCGGGGAACAGCGCCCAGGCATCCCGCCAGTCGTCGCGGTCGTCATTGGCCACCTTGCCGGTGCGCTTGGTCGCCGTCACCCCTGCCTCGATCCGCCAGGTCGGATCATATTCGACGCCGTAGGGCGGATCGGACACCAGCAGATGCGGCTTGGCGCCGGCCAGCAGGTGCTCGACATCGGTCGCTACCGTGCTGTCGCCGCACAGCAGCCGATGCTCGCCCAGCACCCAGAGATCGCCCGGCTTGGTGACCGGGTCGGCCGGTGGCGCCGGGACTGCATCTTCGTCGGTGAGGCCCGCCGCCGGCCCGCCATCCATCAAGCTCTTCAACTCGCCGGCGTCGAAGCCGGTGAAGCCGAGGTCATAGCCGGCGTCCTGCAGGTCCTTCAGTTCGAGGGCGAGCAGTTCGTCGTCCCATTCGGCCCAGGCCGCCGAGCGGTTGGCCAGCAGGCGGAATGCCTTGATCTGCGCTTCCGACAGATCGTCGGCCAGCGCCACCGGCACCTCCGGCAGCCCCAACCGCTGCGCCGCCTTGAGGCGGAGATGGCCATCGATCACCGTCCCGTCCGACCGCGCCACCACGGGGATGCGGAAGCCGAACTCGCGGATGGCGGCGCACATCTTGTCGACAGAGGCATCGTTCCGTCTGGGGTTCCTGATGTAGGGCACCAGGCGTTCAGTTGGCCAGGTTTCGACCGTCAGCATGATTCGGATTCCGCTTTCCGCCGCTCGGCGGCGATCTCGTCGAAAGTCCGACCATCGCCGTCGAGCACGGGCAGGATGTCGGGATACAACAGGCTCCAGCGGCGCAGCGCGACGTCCGCATAGACCGGCGCCAATTCGATCGCTCGGACATGCCGCCCGGTGCGCTGGCCGGCGATGATCGACGTGCCGGAGCCGGAGAACGGCTCAAAATAGATCGCCCCCGGATCGGCATAGGCGTCCATGACGAAGGCCGCGAGGTTCACCGGGAACACCGCCGGGTGCTCGACCTCGATGCCGCGCGCCTTGTGCCGGGTGACGCGGATGACGTTGTCGGGGATGCGGGTGTCCTGCACGCCCTGGCCGGCATGTGTCCATTCACCGACGGTTCCGTTCTTCGCCCGCATGCCGCCATGGCTGTCATTGACATGCCCGGCCCATTTGCAGGCCACAGTCTTGTTCGGCTTGCGCGGCGTTCGGCAGAAATGGAAGACGAACTCGAAGCTCGGCACCAGGCGACCGTTCCAGTCTCCCGGCAGGCCGGGGCCCTGATCCCAGACATACCAGCCGAACCGCTTCCAGCCCTGGGCACGCATCCAGCCGATCCAGTCCGACCAGTAGGGCTGCCACTCGCCGTCGCGATGCACGAGGCCGAGATTGACCAGGACCTGACCGGCCTCCGCCATCGGCAGAGCGGAGAACACGCCCTGCATCAATCGATCCCAATCCCCGATGCCGCCGCTCGCGTAGTCGCGCTGCTGGGCATAGGGCGGGCTTGTGAAGCACAGCGCCGCGGCGTCGCCCGCCATGACGCGCGCCACGTCGGTCGGGTTGGTGCTGTCACCGCAGAGCAGGCGATGCTCACCAAGCCGCCACAGATCACCCGACCGCACCACTGGCTCGGCCGCGGGTTCGGGCACCTCATCGGCGGCTCCGTCGCCTTCTGCAACCGCGTCATCGCTGGCCGGTTTCAGGAGGTCGGCAATCTCGGCGCCGGTGAAGCCGGTCAAGCCGAGATCGAAGCCGGCCGATTGAAGGTCGCTCAATTCAAGCGCCAGCAGATCATTGTCCCAGCCGGCGTTGATGGCGATGCGGTTGTCGGCGAGAACCAGTGCGCGGCGCTGCGTCTCGGTCAGGCCGGTCAGCACGATCGCCGGCACCTTGCTCATGCCGAGCTTGCGCGCGGCGAGCACGCGGCCGTGGCCGGCGATCAGCGTGCCGTCCTCTGCCACCAGCACGGGGTTGGTGAAGCCGAACTCGCGGATGGAGCCAGCGATCTCGGCAACCTGGGCATCGGAGTGGGTGCGGGCATTGCGGGCGTAGGCGAGGAGGCTGTCGATCGGGCGGTATTGGACCGCCAGATCACGCAGCCTCGCGTCATCCGGCATCGTCACCCCCCCTTTCTCATTTTGGCCACGGATACGAAAAACCCCATGCCGGTCGCACCATCGATGCCGGCGGCGATTTAAACCCCCCGCCGGCCATGGGCGCGGTTGTGGCAGCCCCGATGCACCGCCCGAAGGTTCGGGAAATCATCCGCGCCGCCTTG